CAATACCAGATGTTCATTGACATCTTTTCTATCTAGTCTTGCAATAGCAACCTTACCTTTAGGTAAGACCTCCATACATTTCTCACTAGCTTTCTCCCCTGCTTCATCATTATCAAAACAAAGAACTATACGACAAAAACTATCAAGCCATTTATAGTTTGCTGCCAGATACTTAGCTGCTGACTGCACTCCTGACGGAATAGATATACAAGGAAACTTATTACCCTGTATCTGACTAGCACTCATGCAATCAATCTCTCCCTCACAACAGGTAACAAAGACTGATCCATTACTACCATGTTGTCGCCATAGATGCTGACCCCATAGTTGTACCTTTGACATGTCACCAATCCATATAAACTTCTTGTCTTGAAACCTTATATGCTGTGCTACATCTTTACCGAACTGATCTTTGTATGTAGCTACTTGAACTGGTTGTCCTCTGTATTCTCCTTGCCCATATCCAAATAGTTCGCAAGTCTCTTTAGTGATTCCACGTTTGGGTAGAGCTATCGGTGTCACCTTTAATAATCTAGGTGTTGGCTTTCTCATTGGAATGATGTTACTCAATTTCTTTTCTTTCTTGTTTGGGTAGTAGGTATAGTCGCAGCCCATAGTAAAGCAATGTTCATGCCCATCATCAAAGACTGCACAATTCTTCTTGCCACACTCAGGGCAAATCTTTTTAGTCTTGTATTGACTCTTCATCTAAGTTACATTTGTGTTCTTTTAAACTGACATCAACCCAAGTCTTACCATTAAAAACTCTCCACATATCATTGATAGGATCAAAATAAATATCACCTGCTTTTGGATTGTCAGGTAGATGGTAGTTAAACATTAGTACCAATCATCAGGAATAGTTTTATCGCAGTATTGAAACCCATGTCTCGTACACCATTTGGCATACAATTTTCTTTTTGTTTAGTGTAGCTGCAAAGTCAGCTTCAAACTTACTTTTGTATTTAGAAATCTGCTGCTGAGGTTGCTGTTTGTTCTTCAAAGTTTGACGTTGTTGTTTCAACTTGAAAGTCATCTGCTCCTCCTCCTGTCCAAGGTACAAATTTTCTTATACATATACTCATAGGTTGACATCTAATACCAACACCATTAGCACCTGCGTCATAGCCACTACACTTCATAGAGATTTGACCTACAGTTTCGGGGCTGATCTTCTCGTATTGTTTTCTTTCTTCATCAGTCATCAATCTAACAGGGTCTTCATTAGCAAAGAAAGTAACAGGTGGATTACTCCAAGTGTCACCATTTTGTTTTATACCACCTGCTTTTTTAGATACCTTGATTACTAAGTTGTCCTCTTCAAAACTCCAAGGGTAAGATGGCTCTCCGTTTTTATTCTTTGTAAGAGTAAAACTTCTTTGAGGGTATCTTTCCTTTAGTGCTTTCTTCCACCTATCCAACAGTCCTTCTAACTGAGAAACAATAAATGGTACAGCATCTACAGTTGATGTAGTTCCGTCATCATTTTTAATTTCCATCTTGGCATCAGTCTTTATTAAGACTTCACCTTTATACTTCTTAACTCCCTTGTATTCATCAGGTGTTACAAAGTATGAGTAACGAAAGTTTGCATGAGGTGTGACTATCTTAATAGTCTCTGGCTTGAGATCGTCCATGTTTTTTACCTTGGTTTGGTTGCTTGATAAATCGTCTATAAAAGACGTTCACTAACTATACCTTGATCTTTGCTTATGTAAATATATATGGTGCAGTCAAGACATCTGTAATGTTATACCCTCCCATATCTAGTGCAGGTGGTAACTTACTGGTATCACTCAATTGTTCTGCTGTTTGATGGTACAAAATATCTAAATTATTGTCACTATATATATCAAAGAATGTTTGTTTTACACATTGAATAAATGTTTCTAGTTCACCTGCTGGACTTCCATAGCAGTCATGTATAACACAAAATTGTTTAAGTCCTTTTTGACTAGCCTTTACTAAACTTAACTGACAATGTGCAGCATCTAAACTATGTATATAGTTACTAGGAAATCCTTGTGACTGTCTGCGTTTATCTATCTTTGTTTGATTTGGTTCATGTATATTTAATCTGATAGTTATATTACTTAGCTTTGTCTTTATTCTCTTCACATCATTTACATAATAGTTTTGTTGTACATAAAAACCAGATGGTGAGTGCCAAGCTATAGGTTTATTTTCTTCATTGAAAGATGCAGCAGTAGTCCTTAAATAATTTAATAAGTTATAGCTCTCAGGTGTTATATATTTTACTGCTTGTTCTATAAGACTTGCTAAGTAAAAATTATTTTTATAGTTCCTAGCCATAGATATATTTTCATTTACAAAATATTTTTCTATATAGTTAGCTATACCGAATGTTGTTGAGTTATATGGAATCATAAGCACAGGTTTCTTTATAAACTTTCTAGTTAATTTATCTTTATATCTATACCATTCTTTAGCTTGTTCATTATCTTCATTCTTTAGTAGTAGCAATAGAATATCAAGTACTTGTTTATATAAATCTTGTGGTTGATTTATATTTTGTAGGTTTACTTTATTAGCTAAACTTTGATCGAATGTAAGACCTGCTATATGTTGATAACCATTATTAGTTCCATCAAGGCAGCAGCAATGATGAGAGATATACCCCTCTCCTACCATTTGATATTCGTGCCACTCTTTACACCAACCAAGAAATTGGAATGGTTCTTTTGCCTGACCCCATAAAGCTGTATGTGCCTTTGGATCTTTATATACTTGCTCTGCTATATCAATCCCTGCTGTATAAGCCCACTCTAGCCTTTCCTCATAGGTATGTTTATTAAGACCCCAATGATTAGCTCCACTTATTGCTAACCAGTTTGCATCTTGTTTATTCTTTATCTCTGCACCTTTATGAAAGATATGTAAGGCTCTAGCAATATCATTACCTTGTGGATGAAAGTGTGCTGTTACAGGGTACATACGACCAGTAAAGTCAAACTGGTAAACGTGAAAAAATTTTTCGCCATCATATCTTTTTGCTGTATCAATCAAGGTAAGTATTTGGTATCTCTTGACTCTATTGTGTGCGTTCATATCATGTATTAAAGAAGCTAAATATCTCCACTCCTTACGACTTTCTTTATTAGTATCAATGTCTAAAGGTTTTGTTGGTAGCTCTGCCAGTTCTCTATCTATACATGCACCTACTTCTATACGTTCTTCCCAACAATACACTAGAGTTTCAAGAACAAATTTATTTACAGTCCAAGCTGTTTGTTGAGCAAGAGACAACGCTCTTAGACTTGTTGTTAAGTCTTGTTCTTGTGCTGACTTTAAATAAGCTTTGTCGTTAGTCTTGATAGCTTTTGTTTTTAATCTGTAAGTGTAGTAACCACCTTCATATATAGAAGTCCAAGGTCTAGGTTCATCTAAGCAAGGTAGGTAGATAGGATAAGCTGCTATCCTATTGGCTCTACCCTTCCTTATGTAATCCATATACACCTCAGTAAAGACAATATGAGAGGTAGTTTTATTTTTATTCTTACGATTGATAAGCTTAATCATTCTAAGCTTGAGCATTACTATCTCAATAAGCTTTAGCCCAACCTTAAGTTTATTAGTACGACCCCACTCTTCATAGGTATGACCCTTCTTATTCATGTGATATACCATTAATCTTTTTTTATATCCTTCGTGGTTGGTGTCTCTGGTATGGTTCTTTATATTGTCATAGTGCTTTTTGTCTTGCTCTTCAAAAGATGTAAACCTTAGTTCATCTTCTAACATTTGCCCTATCTTTAAAGCTGTTTGTGTTGTAGTTTTTACCTGCGAAACATTATCTATTATCACCTTGAAAGCAATAAAAGAAACTACATCAAGGTCACTAAACTTTTTAAGAAAGATAGCAGAGACAGCTTTTACTCCGACCTTACCGCTTAAGGCTTCTTGTATATGTTTATCTATTTCTTTTGTAAGCTTATCTAACCCTGCTTCAATAAGATTTCTAGCGTAGTAATTACAACTCTCTCTTCCCTTCTCTATGTTTCTATTTTGTTTGCTGAGTTTGTTGTATGCAGCAATAGAACAAATGCTTTGCTCTAGTTCTAACTGTCTTTCACTGGGCTCAATCATTTAAAACATTAACTACAGAGTGCAAAGCCTTTGGTGCTAGGTGTGCATAGATCATAGTGTTTTCTATATCCTCATGCCCTAGCCAATCCTTTACTAATAGTATTGGTACTCCTCTTTGTACTAGCCTAGACGCACAAGTATGTCGGCATAGATGTAAAGTATAAAACTTCTTATCGGCATAACCTAAGTCCTTCCTAGCCTTCTGCCAGATAGCATTTATCCAAGAGTAGTCAACATCAAATAATTTACCAAAGTCTTTACAAAGACCACAGTATTTAATCATCAAGATTCTTACTCTATCTGTCATGGGTACAGCTACAGCTTTATCATTCTTTCTATCGTTGAAGTTAATCTGATTATTGTCAAAGTCAACAAATCTTTTTTCAAGATTAAGTAATTCATTTACTCTACAACCTAGATCAATGAGACACTTAATTATATCTTCCGCTTTAAGATAGTGATAATCTCCACCAGCACCAAGATCAAAGAGATAATTTAACAGTTCATCTTCCATCTCTTTAGTTAGATAATGAACTTTAGTATTCTTTGTTGGTCTAGGTTTTGGCATCTTTATCATTTCTATATATCCGTCTTCTTCCATTTCAGATAAGACGACCCTAAGATAACCCATCTTTTGATTAATAACTGCATTACTATTTTTTAATTTTTCTTTGTGATAATCCATCATTTTATTTACTAAGGGTCTAGTAATTTTATTTACTGGTAAATCCCCAAGTGCTTTAATGTTATGCTTCATTCCTATCAAGAAATTAGTAGCAGATTTTGTACCATTTTTCCTTCTTCGATATACAACTTTAGTTGCTTCGGAAAGTGTAGGCATTTTAGTTTTCATTGTGGTTCCTCAAAGGTAAGTTTATTAGTCAGGCATTAATTCATCTATCATTTTTAGATAGCTTTGTTTATTAAAATCTACTAGGTTTTTTATTGTGTATTCCCTAGTAGAAAATCTATGACCACAAGCTAGGCACTTCCTCCTCCTCCAAATGTAAGGAATAAAATCTTCTCTTTGTTCTTTGTAAGTGGGTACTGGCTTGCCTATTTTGTGACCACGTTGGGAAAGAGTAGCCCGACTGTCAAACACTTGACTTTCTAGGCTCTCACATTTAGGACACTTCAATTCTTTTCTTCCTCCCAAAATTTAATAAGTGTTTTTAATTCAGAGATTCTTTTCTTTGCGTTCTCTGTCTTCTCAATTTTTCTTATGTTGATTTGTTTCAACATGGCTTGAGTTTCCTTCTCTAGTTCTTCCATAAAATTCATTTACTTAAAGCCTTTTTAATTACACCTTTATTAATAAATGTTTTTACCCATTCATCAAGTTCTTTATCAGGCATTGAACTAATATAATCTTCAACGCACATAGCAGTTAAATACTGGTCATCTAGTACGTTGTTAATAATAGTTTTATGAAAATGACCATCAAATTTATATTCAACTCTAGGCATTTTGTGGTTCCTCCTTGTTTAGATTTTTAAAATAGTATCAACAACTTTTCTTTTTAATAAAGATATACATTCTTTTGGATCTTTATTATGTAAGAAATTAGTGTCAATAGAAGAGCCTGTAATCCTACAGGCTCGGTGATAAATACTCTCTAATTCCCAGAGAGTTTGATAGGTTTTTCTTTTGGTCATGTTGTCTTTATACCAGTAGCAGCTTCAAACTTTTGTAAAGCTTTTTTATTCATCCCTCCTATGTGCCAGTGATGTAATCCTTTTGGTGTTTCATCTAGCTTGTAATCGTAAACAGTAAAGTCTTCAGTCATCCATTCTACTGATACCTTGCCGTCACCATCATTAATAGTAGGATTAGTATAGGTTCCCTCCCTTATGTAGTCAGGTTCCCCCAATGCGTTTACTAATGCGTCATAAGTTGTTTGAGCATAGCCTTGTAAACAAGAAAATTCCATGATGTTTTGGTTCCTTTTGTAAGTTGGTTGTTAGTCATAGTAAACATGACTATATCTAGTGTAATTTAAGACATTAAAAAAGTCAACCCATAAAATGCCCGCAGGTATGTTTATTAGGTTGACTAGATAATTTATTTAATCGTGAAAGCCTGCTATAAATTCACCCTCTAAAGTTATAGGCTTTTTATTTTTTTTTGATTCAATATATTTTGTAAAGCGATTATTTAACTCAGCAAAGAGTATAACAACGCCAGTAGTTAATAAGATTTCAAGTAAAATCATTTGAGTGATTCCTAATAAGGTTGATAATAAGAGACTTGTTGAGAGTCTCTTTTACAGGCTCCTAAGAGCCTATAAGAGAGAGTCTTTAAATATAAAATTCTATTTTATGTTCTCTGTTTAATTGGTTAGTATCTACTCTGCAATATTTGTTGTATTCTTCAGAGTTATCTAAGACTAATTCAATCGCATTACATAGCATTGTTTTAACTGTCTTATAATAATGATCTTTCCAGAATTGTTTTGGTAATTCTTTAGAGGTCATTATAAAAATTTGTTTAATGCCTTTTGATATGTCTCTAAAATCAACATCATCATAAGAATTAAACTCATTTTCAAAACGAGTCTGGGCTATGTAAGGTACAGCATCAAAAAGATTTACAGGCTTTAAGCCATCTTCCATTGTTTGTGCTGTCTGGTTTAATTGTGTCATTGTTTGTGGTTCCTATAAGGTAAGTTTATTAAGAAAGGTTGAGAGCCTTTCAAGGTAGGCTAGAAAGCCCACCTAGAAAGATTCAGTAAATCTAAGAACTAAGAACCTAGTATTAGATTCTTAGCTTTTACAGCATGACCTATAACTGTTAATAGATGCTTAGGTTCTTTTCTTAACCTTTTGATCCAACAATCAAGGTATGAAGCGTGTACATCATTATTAGAATCTATCTCTAATTCATTACAAATTAGAAAGGCTCCTAACTCAGCAATTAATTCTTCAGTTGCGTATAGATCGCTTCCAAAGGTTGCCTTCTTACTAGTGATACCTACTCTTGATAATCTACCCTTTTTATCTGCTCCACTTGAATGTACAGACTCATGGGCTACAACTGAGCAATGTAAAGAGTTAGAAGTAAATCTTTCTCTATTAGGTACAGTTATTGAATCAAAAGTAGGAGAATAAAATGCAGAGTTACCAGTCTCTGAAAAATCAATATTGTGAGTTTCCATATACTGCCTTAATTGCTTAATTGCTTTATCTTCATTAGCACTAATAGGATTCTGCATAACTGCAACATCCTTATTGAGTTCCTGAAGTCTAGCTTCGACTTTATCAGTCTTAGTAAAGCAATCAAGATTAAAGACTCTACAAGGTGTAAAAAGAGTGAAGCATGAAAACTCAGGGTTTCCAGCAGAGTCTTTTATCTGTTGGCCGTCCATATCTAGCAATGGTTTCTTCATTGCTACTGGACGTAAAATAATAGAGCCTTTAGAGCCTTTAATAATCTTAAGACCGTACTTTTTAGCCTGACCGAATCCCATCCAATAAGGTGACTTATAGCCCCTTGTTAGTCTGGCAATTTCTAAGCATATTAAGTTGCCGTTTTGGTACTGTTCCCCAGTTACAAAATTTGTATGCTGAGATTCCCTAGTCCAACTACGTCTAAAAGGATTAACCCCTTTTTCCATTAGCTCTATTAAAGATTGAGCTAGTTCTTCATAACCTTTGTTAGGGTCATACTGTTGTTTCTTAGTTTGTCTAGTTGCTGTAGTAGTCATTTGGTTGAATGGTTGTACTGTTTTGATTAGTTCATTAATAGAACTATATATAACTATATATTGTGTTATTTAGAATTGCAAGTAATTAGTCAAAAGATTATTAATATTATCTTTCTTTGTACTCATCAAAGTAGTACAAAATAATATTACTGTTTGTTAAGTTTTCCTTGGAATCCATTGGTATCATTGAACGTAGTACAAATGTATTGGTTTATCTGGTCGCACGTTTTTTATTTTTGTACTACCTTTTAATCTTTCTTTTTAACTGGTATTTATTCTTTCCTTTTAATCTACTTATTGTTCTATTTAGACCCATGCCATCGGTAATATGAAAATGAATACATGCAAGCAAGAAAAATAAGACTAGAAACACTAAGAATAATATAAGATATATTATGAAACACTAGTTATATCAATGGTTTTACTAGGATTAGACTATTATTTTTATATTTTTGCGACAGGCTAGGGGTAAAATTTATTTTCTATATACGTATAACCCCTTCAAATTTTTGTAGTAAAACTATTTGTTGAAGTAGGAAGGCAGGTAGGCAGAAGGATCTTTATAAATCCTTAGGATTCCCCTTAGTAGATACTTAGTGTAATCTTAGGTAACACTTATTAGAGGGAGGGAGACAGACCTTTACTCTCTCCTATAGTGGTCCCTAATAGAGATCGCTTATGAAACCTTGGTTTTGGGAGTTGGTGTTTCTTATTTGTTGAGGGGACATACCCATAGCAGTTTGAGAGATGGTGTTGTTTAGTAAGGAGGACCAGTTGTCAGTGTGTATTGAGAGTAGTTCATCTTGCCTTCTAGCCATGTTTAGGTCTTCATTTTGAGCCATGTAATCAGTCCAATAGGCAACAGCACCAGCGAGGGAGTCAACGAGGTCATCGTGGACTAAGGAACCTCTATGACGAGAGATACGTGACAGTTGATAAACAAGTTGAAGTTTAAGTCTTCTTTCTGGAGTTTCTTGAGGGTTGGAACGAAAGTCTTTTTCTATCACTTTGCGGTCAATTATTAGTCGGTGGGAGTTCATTACAGGTTCGAGGGTATCAATTATTCGTAATTCTTTGGTCTTGTTGTTTCTAATGTCTTCGATTTGGCAAGGGTGTATTCGAGAGATGAAAGGTTTTAGTAGTTCAGCAAACATTCCACCACCGAAGTTTTGTTCAATGAGGATAGTATTAATATTATTTTCCTTAGCTAGTCTTGATATTTTAAGCAGAACGGGGTCTGTATAGCCCCCAGACAGGCCTAAGCACTCAGTTACATATAAATTACCATTAAGCATCTTAACGCAGCTTATAGCGGTCTGATCCTTACCTTTACCAGAAGGGTCAACAAACATAACTGAGCCTGTGTATTCTATGAAGTCACCAAATTCTTGTGCAGGTCTATAAAATCTGTCTCCATTGAAGCCAACACAGGGTAAATCTTGTATTACATATTCGGGATTGTTAGACCAGATAACTTTTTCTGGTGCAAATTCTTTGTTTATGGAAGCAATTACTAGGTCGTTTATCTTTAATGGGTATCTATCTTGGTCTGAAAGGGTGGTATCTAGTTGGAATTGTAGATTAAACCCAGAACGTCCATAGGAAGCTTCACGTTCCATTAGATCCTGTGCAGAAAACCTTATAGGATCTACAGGATCTTGTGGCTTTACAAAACCTTCTAGGAGTTCTTTCTGGATCTTGGGAGCAAGTCTATCTCCATAGTTGTTTTTTAGTTCTGGGTAGCGTGCAGTCCAGATTCTAGTTTCATATCCACGTTCTTCTAGTGTTAGATATACAGAATTTTCTACCTGTGGTGTACCAAGGAAGGTGATTTTGCCATTTGGTTTAAGTATTGCTTCAAATTCTTTTACAGCTTCCGATAGCTTGTCTCTCATAGGTTGGGTAAAGGAATTATTAGGAACTTCTACGTCATCAGCTATAACTTCATCAGCCCTAGCACCAGACATCTGCCCTAAGACCCCTCTGGACGAACAGGAGGGTGCATGATCGGCTTGTGCTGGTCTTACATCAAAACTTACCTTACTGTTCCTCTGATCGTCTCTGGGGATCAATGGAGAGAGTATAGGCATCTCATTGATAAGACGCATAGTGAAGGTAGTAAAATTATCTGCTCTGTCTTTACTGGCTGAGACAACTAAGAATTTAAGTTGTGGATTCATACGAAGTCTCCACACAACGTATGTAGAAGT